ATACACGCGTGATAACGCTATTATTAATGTTTCTTCCGATTCCGCAGGCCGTGGCGCGTGGAATGGTCAGCTTTCTTCTGGAGCTCCTTTATACCAAGATGCTTCTGTCAGAACTGATGCAGATGTATACTTGCCTTTGACTAAGCAGAAATCTAAAGCCGGTGTTTGGTCTGATGGAATTAATATTAAATCGGCCGGATTAAGTGCTGACCGTATTGTGCATTTTACTAATTCTTCTACAGATGGTGGTAAACGTTTTAAGTTTAGACAAGACGGCTTTTTTGTTACTGAGCACGGCGGCTTAGTAGCTCAAACTAATGACGGGCTTAGAATTATTAACAGCGCTGGAACCAGAGGTCTAATTTTACATAACAACGGCTCTGAGGCGTACTTATTAGTAACCAATGCTGGAAGCGCGACAGGAGACTTTAATAGTTTAAGACCGTTCCGCATTAATTTCGATACCGGATTAGTAAGAATGGAACATAGTTTACAGGTTTTAGGTGGTATCTATATGCCCACCGGACATTTAAAAGGGTCTGGTGGTGGTATTTTCGCTGCTGATGGAAACGTATTCTTTAATAAACCCGGATACGGCGCTTATATGGATGTTCTTTGCCACATGTCAAGACCTAATATGTCCAGCGATGTAGCTTGGAACGCCCCGCCGGGTGATTATCAAGTGACTGATGGCGGATCTTCTGTATTAATATCTCAGTTTAAGTCTGGAATTGCCGGCAGTAGTACTCCATCTTTCCAGCTTAAAGCCAAGTTTAAAAATGGTGGACTTGCTTATCGTTCGTCTCGTGATACCTACGGGTTCGAAACTACTTGGGCAAATATCTATACTGACCAAAATAAACCTTCGGCCGCTGATGTAGGAGCTTATTCCAAGGCACAGGTTGATAACCTCTTTAGCGGTGGAAGAACTAATATGGGTATAGGAGTTTCAAATGGCAACGGTTTGGGAGCTAATAGCCTAGTAATTGGCGACTCTGATACTGGATTAAAGCAAAACGGTGATGGTATTCTGGATGTGTATGCTAATAACAGCCCTATAATACGATTTAATGGTTCCCAGGTTCTAGCGCATCGCTGGTTACAGATTAACGCGTCTGATGGTGCTTGTAGTATTAACGGTCCTGCTTCCAATTCAGCTATTTACTTTCGTGGTGGTCGCGCCGGAAAATGGATGTATCGTATAGGATACGCTTCAACTGATAATACTGATTTGTATATTATTAACGATGCCACAGGAACAATGCAACGTATTGGCTCAAACGAAATCCTGTTTAACAAAATGATCCAGGCCCCTGAGTTCTATTTGACTTCAGACCGTTCGTTTAAGACTGATATCATTGATATCGAACCCCAGTCTTCCAAACTTCATGAAGTTAAGGTTCGACGTTATGCTCTTAAAGATGGTTCTAATGATAATGCTATCGGTGTTATCGCTCAAGAATTTGAAGAGCAATATCCTGAACTAGTTAAAGAAAACAGCGATGGACTTAAGACAGTTAACTACCGTGCGATGAGTACAGTTCTTTGGAAAATTACCCAAGAAAAAGACCAAGAGCTTCAAGAAACCAAAGCTAAGGTTGAAGATCTAGAATCTCGGTTGGCTCGTTTAGAAGCATTGTTAAGCAAATAATTAAAATGAGGGCTTCGGCCCTCTGAGGATTTTTAATGGCTATTTCAGGTCCTAATATAGGAACATCCGCATTCAATGAAACTGGAAAAAGATACATGAGCGAAGCTCGTGCCGCGGTTAGATTACCAGCTAAACCAGGCGCACTTAGTCAAATGATAGGTCGATCAGTAGAAGTTAATTTATCTATTGCATCTAATTACAATTATGACAAAAACGTTTTAGTGAATTGGATGCTAGCACAGGGAACTACTCCTGTTGTTATTACTATTACCGGAGATTTGGTTGGTGTTAATACATCTCAAGCGTGTTTAGAATTTCCAAGTAATTTATCTAATGAGTATGTTCAACTTAACATTAATAGTGGCGTTACCGTATATGGACGAGGTGGTAACGGGGGTAACAAAAGTAATGGTGCTGCTGGGGGAACTGCCATAAATAATGGAATTGGGACTCGTTTACGTATTACAAACAATGGAGCTATAGCCGGTGGTGGTGGTGGTGGTGGTGCTACCTATGTGAAATCAAGTATTTCAGACGGAGTATATGGTGGTGGCGGCGGCAGACCATTTGGTACTCGTGGTGCTTCTTCTGGCCCCATGAGTTCAAATTCCACAGACGCTACTTTAACAGCGGCTGGTAAAGGTGCGATGTCAAAGGGATCTGCTGGCGCAGGTAATGGTGGCAACGTTGGTGCTGCTGGCTCTAACGGATATGGTGGTGGGACAATGTATAAGGGTGGTGCTGCTGGTAAAGCTGTTACTGGTAATGCTCCAACTTGGACTAAAGTTGGTACAATATACGGTTCAAGAGTATAATTTTTGAATAAATATCCTTAAAAGGAGGGTCTATGGCAGCACCTAGAATATCATTTTCGCCCTCTGATATTCTGTTTGGTGTTCTAGATCGCTTGTTCAAAGATAACGCTACCGGGAAAGTTCTTGCTTCCCGGGTAGCTGTCGTAATTCTTTTGTTTATAATGGCGATTGTTTGGTATAGGGGAGATAGTTTCTTTGAGTACTATAAGCAATCAAAGTATGAAACATACAGTGAAATTATTGAAAAGGAAAGAACTGCACGCTTTGAATCTGTCGCCCTGGAACAACTCCAGATAGTTCATATATCATCTGAGGCAGACTTTAGTGCGGTGTATTCTTTCCGCCCTAAAAACTTAAACTATTTTGTTGATATTATAGCATACGAAGGAAGATTACCTTCAACAATAACTGAAAAATCGCTTGGAGGATATCCTGTTGATAAAACTATGGATGAATATACAGTCCATTTAAATGGACGTCATTATTATTCCAATTCAAAATTTGCTTTTTTACCAACTAAAAAGCCTACTCCCGAAATAAATTACATGTATAGTTGTCCATATTTTAATTTGGATAATATCTATGCTGGAACAATAACCATGTACTGGTATAGAAATGATCATATAAGTAATGACCGCCTTGAATCAATATGTTCTCAGGCGGCCAGAATATTAGGAAGGGCTAAATAATTATTTGTTTGTATACATCTCTAGATATCGATATACACCCTCAAAACCCTCGTTGAATTCGTCGATGAGGGTTTTCTTATCTTCCTGAGTTAATTCAGAAACAATTTTACGGAATGAATTCTGATTTAATTTTCTACCTTCATGCGTTACTCCAATCTCATTCAGAAATGCAATAAAATTAGCACGATTCTCAACAATATCTTCTCTGGAAAATTTAATCAAAATAGACGCAACAGTAATAATTTCACGAACTGTATCAATGTTTTTATTCATTAACTATACCACTCAATTAGTTGACTTTGTTATAATATCATCAGACGCTTGATTTGTAAACTGGTCTGTGTTATTTTCTTCAAAAATTTTTTCTACGAATTCCTTGAACGATTCACGTTCCTGAGCTACATTATGCTCGATTACCTTTTCAAGATTATGACTCATTCGAAATAATCTTCAATTTCATAATCATGGACATAAATCATTATAGTTTTTAATACATCATCAATACTTTTTCCTGGTGCTGGAATTACGTAGAAATATCCTGCTTTTGAGAGGTCTTTATAAGTTCCAATCAAGAAATCATTATTTTCAAGATGCAGTTCTTCAACTAATTCATTAACAATTGAATGGTATAAATTTGGTAGAAACTTATATAGCTTTTCTAGAATATCAATTTTGATTGTGTATTGAACCACGGATTGAGAATCAATAATCATAGACCTTCCCCTTATGTTTCTGTTTGCGATTAGATTCTTTAAACGCTTTCTTCTTATCCTTATGAACAGAAGCTTTATTAAAATTATGTTTTGCGACTAAATTGTTCATAGTGCTGAATTACCTCTCTCAAACATTTGCATGTGAATGAAAACTTTTTAGCTACACCACATTCAAATATATGTTCTCTTAAATCACGTGTATCGGTATATCCCATCTCAACGATAAAATGCCGTATTAGATTTTTATCTTTATCATTGAGAGAATTAAAATAATCGGATTTTGAATTAATTTCCCTGGCCAAATTGAATCACCTTCAGTTGACGTTTTAATTCTTTTATCATTTCTTCGTTCATCGCAATATAAAGATCGCGTAAAGCAGGTTTTAGCATTCCATTTATTGGAGAACTAAATGGACATACATATTCTTTTCCTACAAGCTTTTTAGTGAATTCCATATCACAGAACTTAAATCCCGGCTCATTGGTATAAATTCCCCAATTAGTTGACATCATTTTGTTAGCATATTCCAGTGCCTGGATTTGATTCATAATTCCATCAATTTGAAACTTTTTAATATTCATTAGTAAAGGTCCTCAGAGTAAAGTTCTTTTTCACTACCACCGCGTTCAATACGCACCTGCCCAGCATAAGTTGCAATAATCATTGCTTCTTCACGTGTCCAATAATTACTATATTGGTCAATAAACCCTTGGTCATCATCACAAACTTGTTGAGTAACTAACTGTGGTTTAACTATATCTAAAACTTCTGCCATGTCCTTAGAATAATGACGAGCGCCTGGAATAATAAGAGTTCGTCCATCTTTTAATTTAAAACGGTTGGCTGCGCAGACAATTCGTCGTTGATACTTTTGATTTTCATCCCAATATGCAGTCTGCCAACAGATTTCAGGAACTTCTTTCAGAATATCTTCTTCTGTGCATTTATAACCATGCGCTTTAAATTTTTGAACAAGACTCTCCGGAGTCTCACGAGATAAAGGAACATTCAGCATTTTTAAACGATTGATAAATGGGTTCATTTAAACCATCCTTTAATACGCTGCCACAAAGTTTTCTGCTGAGTTTTGTTAACACCAATTGAGCGAATAACTGGTTGAGATTCCTGGAATTCTTTATAATCAGCAAGGTAAATTTCGTAAGCTGCATCCGTAAATGAACTTATCGCTGCCATAAAATTATTGCGAATACCTACTGGAGCATCTTTACTTTCACGAATAATCATGTATTTACCAGTCTTAATCTTTACGATAGTTCCAAGATAAGCTCCGTGGTACCAGATATCCCAACCTTCTTGAGTAGGTTCTGCGCAACGACGAAGTTCATTAACAATTTCTAACTTGTTCATTATTTATTCCTCACAGTTCAGATGCTACAGTGATTACTGCTTCAATGTTTTCTACTGAGCGTTTAATGTCAAGATACACATTACCGTTTTTAGCGATTTTACATGACATTCCGATATCAGTAAATTTCTGAATATGATGTTCCATCATTTTGTATCCAAAAATTCGCATGTTTCCATTGTTGTTAATTTCAAAATTACG